ATATTTGATATAACAAAATATGTTGATTCAACAGAAACCGACATAGAAGCTACTATACCTTATAGTGAAATTCAGTTTAAATATAAAGACCCAAAGACGTTACTAATGCTTCAGCATAAAGAAGCATTTAACGAAACATTTGGTGATTCAGAATATAAGCCAGTAGATGTTGATAGAGGAAAACCGTATAAGATTGAAGTACCATTTGGACACATAAAGTACGAGAGGATATACGATGACGATAATCCAACAATTATAACTTACATAATGTGGGGGTACTCTGCTGGAGATAACTTTAAGCCAGATGCAGATGCAGACCCCCCAACAGGAGATTATGATTCTGTATTAACAAATCCATTACTGTTTTACGGTATAAGAATCGCAGGTCTTTCACAAAGATTAAGTTGGCTTGAGGGTACGACTCATGATGATTTAAGTAGTTATTGGATGCCATCAAACGGTTCTACAAGAGGTACGACTCAATCATTTCCCGACACAACTGGCTCGGCAACCTCCACAAGTTCTTTTAAGTTAATAGACTCTACTGGTGATTTTTTAGACCAAGCAGGTGTAAATGATGTTGTAGTTAATACAACTGATAGTACCTCAACAAGAGTTGTTTCAGTAGATAGTGATACTCAAATTACTCTTCAAGATGATATATTTACTAGCGGAGACTCTTATAAGATATATGGTGATTCAAGACAGACTATTAACTTTGACTCTGAAATAAACGAATGGTCTGGAGAGGACTACGGTATATATTCAAATTCATTGTTTAATTCATTTTACAAAACATATATACAAGATGTATTCGACCCAAAGAAAAGAATATTCAAACTAACAGCACATTTGCCAAGTAGTATATTACTTAACTACAAGTTAAATGATAGGTTTCAGATTGGAGACAAGGTGTTTACTATAAACTCAATAGATACAAACCTAAAAACAGGTGAATCTAAATTAGAATTATTGAACGTATTATGATAAAACAGATTATAGATTTATTGCAAGTATCTGATTGGTATGGCGTATCTCATAACGTAGACATCGCCAAAGGAATATATAAAGGATGCTCTAGTTGGGATGAAGCAAAGAGACAAGTGAAACGAGTGAAAGAATCTAAAGCATACAAGAATGGCTGAACAAAAGATACTCATATCAATACAGATTAACGACAGTCAGGCTAAAAAGACTAACAAGGCGTTAAAAGTTACTAAAGATAACTTTAATAGCCTTACTGATGCCGAAAAGGCTAAAATCATTGCAGACAAGCAATTAACTTTATCATCTAAAGAGGTAGACAAAGCATTAACGCTTCAAGCGAAAGCTGCCAACAACGCAGCGCAAGCAACTAAAAACGGTAGAACACAGTCTGGTCTTAACAACGCAATCTTACTTGAAACAGGTCGTTTAGCCTCTGATGCAAGTTTTGGTTTTACAGCTATAGCAAACAACTTGTCGCAGGTTGTAACATTATTTAGTTCATTCGTAAAAACACAAGGTGGTGTAATAGCATCATTTAAAGAACTTGGAAGGTCTCTTATGGGTACTGGAGGACTTCTTATATTGGTACAATTACTCATATCTTATGGTGCTGACCTTATTAAGATTTTTGCAAGCACATCGGCAGAAGCTGTTAAACTGAAAGACGTGTTTAAGGATGCTGGAAGTCAGGTTCAGGAAACAGCAGGAAGGTTTCAAACATATATAGCTACATTACAGGATGCTAATGCATCTCAAGAAAAACAGTCTAAAGCTCTAAAGTTATTAAATAAAGAGTTTCCAGATTATATAAAACAGCTTGATAATGCTGGAGTATCTATTGAAAGCGTAAAAAATCAAACAGACGAAGCAACAAAACAGAATATATTATATGAAGAGTCAATAAGAAGGATAGCGAGGTCAAAGGCTGCTCAAAGCGCCATTGAGGAAGAGTCTGCTGCTGAAATTCAAGCTACTTTAGAAACAGAGCGTATTTTACGAGAAACATATAATATGACTTTAGTCGAAGCTCAAGAGGCTACTAAAGTGTATAATGAAGAGCTAAAAAATGGTCAAACTGTTAGTGCTGGTATGGCTGGTTCAGTTGTAATGACTAATACTGCTGTAAACAGACAGTCTGAAAATATAAAAGTTTTAGTAGATAATTTAAAAGTAGAGACCGACCAAAGAAAGAAAAATATACAAATATTAGAGGACTATGTTATTCTTGGAGACAAAGAGACAGAAGGAAGAGGAAACAGAAACAGGGTTTTTAAAGCAGCAGACCTTGACTTTGAGAAGGAAACACAGAAGTCAAGAGAAAGGTTACTCAAGGGTTTTATAAAAGATGAAAAGCTACAAATTAAAATTAAGTTTGATGGAATTAGGGAGAGGGCGACGTTAAAACAGAAGGAGTTTGAAGATGACCAACAAAGAAGATTAGATGAGTTTCTTGCGGTTGAGAAAGACCAAGCAAAAAGATTAGATGCTCAAAGAAGGTTTGATAACGAGATAGCCAAATCTAAAGAATCTTTAAACAAGTATATAAAGCAACTTAACGCAGAGCAGTTAGTAGCCATAGGCAATTTAACAATAGAACAGGCGCAGAAAATAATAGACGCTGATAGAGAATTACAGTTTAAGTTACAGGAAAACAGACAAAGAGCAGCAGACCAAGAAATACTGAATGAAGGTATAAAGGCTGGAAACCTATTTAACTTAAAAAATGAACAGTTAGAAAAGGAAAGAGAAAGATTACAGTTTGCACTTGAAAATGAGAATTTGACCTTTCAAGAGAGAATGAATCTTCAAAATCAGCTTACTAATGTTGAACAGCAGCAAACCAATGCAAGAATAGAAATAGCCGAACTTGAAGCATTATCAAAAAGACAACTTCTCGACCAGACCGCAAATGCCTTAATGGCTTTTGGCGATTTAGCTGGTAAACAAACTGGAGTTGGAAAAGGACTTGCTGTTGCAGGTACACTTATATCTACATATAATGCTGCTCAAAGAGCCTATGAATCGCAGTTCCTGCCAATACCAACTACAAATTCGCCAATAAGAGGTGCTTTAGCTGCTGCTGCCGCTGTTGCATCTGGTCTTGCAAATGTTAAGAATATTTTAAAAGTTAAAACACCTAACGATAAATCTGCTGGTGCAGGTGGAGGAACTACAATTCAGGCACCAGACTTTAATGTAGTAGGCGCATCCCAAGTATCTCAATTAGCAGAGACCGTTGCTGGACAACAGGCAAAACCAGTAAAAGCGTTTGTAGTTGGAAAAGACATTTCAACGCAACAAGAATTAGATAGAAATATAACAAACACCGCATCATTCGGTTAATTCAATAGTATGAAAGTAATAGAATTATTTATAGACGAAGAGGGAGAATTGTCAGGCATTGATGCTATATCAATAGTCGAGCAACCAGCAATAGAAGAAAATTTTGTTGCTTTAAAAGATGAACTTAAAGTAGAGTTAGCTGATGTTGATAAGGATAAGCGTATTCTTATGGGCGCTGCTCTAATACCTAATAAAAAGATATACAGAAAAAGTAGAGAAGATGAGTATTATATATACTTCTCTGAAGATACTGTGCGTAGAGCATCTGAACTATTCTTAATGAAGGGGAATCAGAATAAATCTACTTTAGAGCATCAGGCGCAACTATCAGGTATGTCTGTTGTAGAATCTTGGATTATAGAGGATGATACACATGATAAATCTCGTAAGTATGGATTGAATATGCCCGTTGGTACTTGGATGGTCTCTATGAAGGTCAACAATGAAGAGGTTTGGCAAAATTACGTTAAGACAGGTAAGGTGAAGGGGTTCTCAATAGAGGGCTACTTCACCGACAAGATTGCTAGGTCAATGATTCAGAAAGAGAATGATGCTGCTGAAGTATTGTTGGAGATTGCTGATAGCATTGAAGCTGGAAAGCTAAATCTAAAAACATACGGAGATTACGGAAGTGGTGTTAGAAATAACGCCAAGAGAGGAATTGAGCTAAACAAAAAGGTAAATAACCGTTGCGCAACCTCTGTGGGAAAAATAAGAGCGCAGCAGTTGTCAAGGGGTGAAAAATTGAGTGTGTCCACGATTAAGAGGATGTATTCATATCTTTCAAGGGCAGCCGAATACTATGACCCAAGTGATTCAAAGGCTTGTGGTACTATTTCATATTTATTGTGGGGAGGTAAGGCTGGACTTGCTTGGAGTAGAGGTAAACTAAAAGAATTAGGTGAAATTGAGTTGGCATCTAAAAGGATTGATAACAGACTTGCTTACGACACAAAAGAACAGGCTTTAAAGGTAGCTAAAGATATTGGTTGTGATGGCTACCACGTTCACAAATTTGACGGTAAAGATTGGTATATGCCCTGTAAAGAACACAAATTAGCAGAATACGATGACAAAGGAAGAATTAAACGAAGCAAGAAAGCACCAGATTCCGATACTCCAAATCCTAATCCAAAACGAGGAAGCAAACGCAATCCAAAGGGTGCTGCTGGGAAGTCAAGGGGAGTTACTGTACCCGACAGAGTGTTAAAGTCTCTTCAGAAGAAAGCAGATGACTTTAATGAGAAATACAAAGCTAAAAAAGGATATGGAACTACTGTTGGGCAACTGAAGTCTGTATATCAGCGTGGTGTTGGCGCATTTCAAACATCTCATAGTCCTGCTGTAAAGTCAGCCGAGCAATGGGCGCAGGCTAGAGTAAACGCCTATATATACCTTTTAAAGAACGGTAGACCGCAAAATGCTAAATACACTACCGATTACGATTTACTACCAAAGAAACACCCTAAATCAAGTAAGAAATGAAAAGTAAAGAAACAGTAGGACAGCAAGTACCAACAAACTCAAAGAGAGGTTGCTTGTGTAAAAACGGAAAGACATACTCAAGAAGATGCTGTGATGGCACTTTAAGAGCGCAAGGCATTGGTAAAATACGTGCCTAAAAATCTAACAGGTTGTTTAATACTTGTTATTTATCTATAACTATAACTGTTAATTAACATAATATGGAGAGTAAAGCTACAAACATTTTGAATGATATTATGCAAAAACTCTCTGCTATTAGTGAGCCAGAAACGAAAGAGGTTGAGAACATCGAAGTTGCAGCCGAAGAAGTTACTGAAACTCCAGAAGTAGAGGAAGTTGCATTATCTGAAGATTCTGTTGAGGAAGTTGCTACTGAAGAAGTAGAGGCTGCTCTTGATGCTGAATCAACTGAAGAAGTTGAGTTAGCTGAAGAATCCGAAGAAGAAGCTACTGAATTGGAAGAAGAAGTTTCCGAAGAAGTAGAACTAATGGAAGGTTATGTGAAGGAAGAGGATTTCAACTCTAAAATCGCAGAACTCGAAGATATGATTAAGTCTATCAAAGAAGATATGATGGTTGAGTACAGTAAGGTTGAGCAAGAAAAGGCTGAACTTTCATCTCAAGTCGAAAAGCTATCTGCTGAACCAGCAGCCGAGCCAATCGCACACGCACCATCAGAAAAAACTGAACAAAAAGAGGTGGTTAAATTCGGTCAGAATCGCCCTGCTAGTACACTTGACCGAGTATTTTCAAAACTAATATAATATAAAAATGAGTAATCAAAAAGTAAATCTATACGCTGGTAATGGTTCTGTTGATACCATCACCTCTACTTACGCTGGAGAGTTTGCAGGAAAATACATTTCTGCTGCCCTCTTGACAGGTAAAACATTAGCTGAAGGTGCAATCACCATCAAACCTAATGTAAAATATAAAGAAGTCGTAAAGAAAGTTGCTTCAACTAACTTTATCGCTGATGCTTCTTGTGATTTTTCTGCTACTGCTGATGCGCTTACACTTACAGAGCGTATTCTTCAGCCAGAAGAGTTCCAAGTTAACCTAGAGCTTTGTAAAAAAGACTTTAGAGCAGACTGGGAAGCTGTACAAATGGGATATTCTGCATTTGACAAACTACCTGCATCTTTCTCTGACTTTATTCTAGGACACGTTTCTGCTAAAGTTGCTGAAAAGACAGAGCAAAACATCTGGGGTGGTGTAAACGCTAACGCTGGTGAATTTGACGGTATTACAGTTCTTGCTGCTGCTGATGGAGACGTAAACGATGCTGCTAATGGCTCTGAAACATCTTTCAGTTCTTCTAACATTGCAACACTTCTTGGAAACGTAGTTGATGCTGTTCCTTCTGCTGTTTATGGTAAAGAAGATTTGACTATCTACCTTCCAACTGTTGCATTGCAATCTTATGTTCGTTCATTAGGTGGTTTTGCCACAGGCGGACAAGGTGCTGCTGGTGTTAACGCACAAGGAAGTCAATGGTACAATCAAGGGAATGCACTTTCTTTTGAAGGTATTAAAATCCAACATGCGCCAGGAATGCCATCTGACCACATCGTTGCTGGTGAGGCTTCTAACATCTTCTTTGGTACAGGTCTATTAAGCGACCACAATGAAGTAAAAGTAATCGATATGGCTGACATTGATGGAAGCCAGAATGTACGTATCATCATGCGATATACAGCAGGTGTACAATACGGTATCGGTTCTGACTTGACGTTACTGACGTTAGCATAATAATTGTTTAATCGAAAGGGGTGGCTAATCCTGCCCCTTTTACTAAAAAAGTAAAACTATGGCTTGTGATTTAACTGGCGGAAGATTAAGACCTTGTAAGGATGCTGTCGGTGGTATTAAGAAACTACACTTTGTAGATTTCGGTGATTTAGGAACTTTAACCTATGGTTCTAGTGATGAGATTACTGATATGACTGGTACTTTCGATTATCATACTTATGATGTTAAAGGTAATTCTTCGCTTGAAACAAACATTACATCTTCTATGGAGAATGGAACAACATTCTTTGAGCAGGTGTTAAGCGTTACATTGTTTAAGCTAACTAAAGAGGACAATAAAGAATTGAAGTTAATGGCGTATGGTAGACCACACGTTGTTGTACAAACATTTGATGACAAGTTCTTGTTGGTTGGCGCTGACAATGGTTCTGACGTAACTGGCGGTACTGCTGTAACTGGTACTGCAATGGGAGACCTAAATGGCTACACACTAACTTTAACTGCTAATGAAATCCGTATGCCATCTTTCGTAGATGGAGGTACTGATGCAGACCCATTTGCAGGTATGACAAGTGCTACTGCTACTGAATCTACTCAAAGAGACCCTTCATAAATTTAATAGGGTTGTGAATCTAAAAGGGGTTGCTTATGCGACCCTTTTTTTGTATCTTTGAAACAAATAACAATTTGATTGTTACTTTGATATGCACATATTACAAGCGATAGACTCGGTACAGAATATAAAGATTAAGCCAAGAAAAACTGTTTTATCTGGTAGCTGTATTGTTGAGATGACTAACAAATCAGAAAGAAGGACATTTGAATATACTGTCTCTCATAGTTACGACTCATCAACAAACATAACCACGTTAAGCTTTGCATTTCCTAATCTTATAGCCGAATCATATTACAGTATTGTAGTTAAAGATGATGTTGGAGATATTTACAGAGGAATGGCTTATGTAACAGACCAAACTGATTTTGATAAATATGAGGTTGGTAAAGGAGATTACATAGTTGAACAAACATTTGACAACGACTTTATTGTAATAGGAGATGAGAGTGGTGGAGTAACGCCATCACCAAGCGATGTTACATTGTGTTACGATACTTCGGCTATGGATGCGCTAACATCAGCATTTAAGATATGTGATTTATACTGCGTTACAATAGACGAGGTTAATTACGATGATTGGTATTTACCATCAAAAGAAGAAGCTGAAGAGTTATATAGACATATAGGGCGTATCAATCAAGTTGCTACACAATACGGATATGACCCATATTATGTTCCAGAAGTGGTAGGAACACCATCTGGTCCTAGTCAAACAAATTTATATTATTGGACATCAACAGAAAGAGTTGAATCACCAAGCAGAGCTTATGTTTATCAAAGATGGTTTTATAATTCACCAATATCAAATTTAACAAAGGACATTCCAGAGAATTGCTACTTATCTGAAGTAAATTGTGGTGGTGCGTATTACAACACTAAAAAGACAAGGGTTAGACCTGTAAGATTTGAAGCTGGAGTAAGTGGAAGTGTTGGAGATGGTTTAACTACAAAGGGTTATGGAGGTATTGTTGCTGGCGCATATACTCTTAATGGAGTAGAGGGTGCATTGATAATTTCCCCAACAGAACCTAAATCTGAAGATGCTTACACACAATGGAGTGATTTAGGACAAACAACAACGGGAGTTACAAGCGAAACTGACGGACAAGCAAATACAATAGCAGCATTAGCATTAGGAGCATAAGAAATGGCAAAAAAAGCAAGACATTACGCAAAGAAAAGACCTATTATGAATAATAAAGAAGAAGGTAAAATACATATTGTTCAACTCGGTTCTTATTCAAGACCAGAGATTAAAGAATACTATAACGATGATTTCGTTGCTTATGGTGAGGACAATGACTATTTCACCTACCTGATAGACAGGTACAACGGAAGTCCAACAAACAATGCTGCAATCAATGGCATTTCTGAAATGATATATGGAAGAGGTCTTGATGCAACAGACAGTAAAGAGAATGAGTCTGGATATAAGGAGATGAAAGAACTCCTTAAAAAAGATGTAATTAAGCGAATTACCCACGATTATAAAATGATGGGTCAAGCTGCGTTGCAAGTTATATACACTAAAGACCGCTCTAAAATCGCACAGGTAGAGCATATACCAGTAGAGACGTTAAGAGCCGAGAAATGTAACTCTAAAGGCGAAATAGAGGCATATTACTACCATTCTGATTGGAGTACAGCAAGTACAGGAGATAAGCTAACTAGAATACCTGCATTTGGATTCTCTAATGCTGCTATTGAGATACTTTACATAAAGCCATATCGTGCTGGGTATAAATACTATTCGCCAGTAGACTATCAGGGAGGATTACAGTATGCAGAGTTAGAAGAAGAGATTGCAAACTATCACATCAATAATATTCAGAATGGATTAAGTCCATCTATGCTTATCAACTTTAACAATGGTACGCCAGATGCAGAACAGAGAGATGCCATAGAGAATAGCATTATCAATAAATTTAGTGGTAGTTCTAACGCAGGTAGATTTATTTTGGCGTTTAACGATAGTAAGGAGTTAGCAGCTACTATTGAGCCAGTACAGCTATCAGATGCACACCAGCAGTATCAGTTCTTATCTGACGAAAGCATGCGTAAAGTAATGGTATCACACCGTATCGTATCACCTATGCTTGTCGGCATTAAGGACACATCTGGTTTAGGTAATAATGCGGAGGAATTACAGACTGCATCTGTACTTATGGATAACACCGTAATCAGACCAATGCAAGTTACTATTCTTGATGAACTTGAGAAGATACTTGAGTACAACGGAATTGAATTAGACATCTATTTTAAGACCCTACAACCGCTTGAATTTACTGACTTGACTAATGCTATCAGCGAAGCCGAGATAGAGAAGGAAACAGGCGTTAAAAAGGATATAGAGGAAGAAGTCAAAGAAAAGGTAGAAGAACAAATTGAAGATGTAGAATAATGGCAACAGCAATATTTATAAAGAGAAGCGACCTTATCAAGAATACTGCATTAAGCGGTTCGATTGATACTGATAAATTTATTCAGTTCATTAAGATTGCACAAGAGATACACATTCAAAACTATTTAGGAAGCGACCTGTATGATAAGATTAGTGCAGATATTATTGCCAGTTCTCTTGAAGGAGATTATTTGGCGCTAGTAAACGACTATATACAACCCATGCTTATTCATTATGCTATGGTTGAGTACCTTCCGTTTGCGTCTTATACTATTGCTAATGGAGGTGTATTTAAGCACAGTTCTGAAAACAGTACTATTGTAGACAAGCAAGAGATTGATTCGCTTATAGCAAAGGAGAGGGATTATGCAGAGTATTATACTCAAAGGTTAATTGACTATTTAAGTTTCAATGCGCCAAGTAAATTCCCAGAATATTATAGTAATTCTAACGAGGAGATATATCCTGATAAAAACGCTTTATTTAACGGATGGATGCTGTAAGTAAGTACAAACCAAAGAAGGATAACGAAATAAAGTTAAAGTATTATTTAAACAAAGAAAGAAATGGCAACAGGTTGGGGAAAGATAATAAATGCGATAGGTTTCGGCAAAGTCTACAAAAGTAGTTGGGTTGGAGAATATCCTTTTATAAATATTGTAGGTGAAGCAAATGATTATAGAAAAAGAGTATTAGACGATAGCGGTACTATTGAAGCACAAGAGAGTTTAGTAGACACCCTTCATAACACAGTAAAACAATGAGCATATACGATAAAGCAACTTTAGTACAGATACCAAGCGGTTACAAAGCAAGTGGTGCTAAACTCTATTCAGTCCTACCTGCTAATGGAGATGGCGATTTTACAGTATCAGCAGATGCAGATGCTACAAGAGTAAACTCTGATGGGCTTATAGAAAGTACAGCAGCAAACCAAGCAAGGTTAAGCAGAAACTTTATAGACGGAGTAGTACAGCCTGACCCTTTCTTACTTTTAGAGCCTTCAAGGACTAATGTAATAACAAGGTCAGAAGAATTTAATTTATGGGGAGACACAGGAGTTACGGTAACAGCTAATGATACAATAGCACCAACAGGCGCACAAACCGCAGACCTTTTAACTTCAAGTGCGAATAATTGGAGAAGAAGCTTTGTTTATGGGGTTTCAAATGGAACTGTTTATTCGTTTAGTTGCTTTGTAAAAAAACACACCACTACTGATAATATAAGATTTGAACTTTACAGGGGTGCAAATGCAAGTAATTTAGACTTTGAATTTAGCACAGAAACATTAAGTGCATCAGATGCAAATTTAACCAATTTAAAGGTTGAAAATTATCCTAATGATTGGTATAGGGTAAGTTGTAAATTTACTGCTAACGGAACGAGTGCAATAGTATATGCATATCCATCACAGGGATATGGAAGTTCGGGAAGTGCGTATTATTGGGGTGCGCAAGTCGAAGCAGGAAGCTATGCAACATCCTACATACCAACAAGTGGTTCATCAGTTACAAGGACAGCAGACACTTGTAAAAAAATAAACTTTGCTGATATGCCTACTGATTACCCTTTTACTGCATTTTGGCAAGGAAGGATTGATGATTATGACAGTAGTGGGTTTACATCACAAGTACCATTTTCTCTTGCTGCAACAGGCACATTTAACTGTTATTTTGGATTAAACTTTTATAGTACAAGTCAATTAACATTAAGAAGAAGAAATGATAGCGACAATAGTGTTTTTGTATCGTTTACAAGTGATAAAGACACTACATACAAGATAGCTATATGCTTTATATCTGCAACTGCTACTAAAATATATATAAACGGAACAGAGGTGCTTGATAGTACAAGTTTAACTTCTGTACCATACATAGGTGCAGATACACCTGACAGCGTACTTATCGGTCAATTAAGAGATAATACAGATACAGGAAAAAGAAATAGTTGCGACCAATTTATCTTATTTAACGAAGCACTATCAAACAGCGAACTAGAAACAATAACAAGCTATGACAGCTTTGGGCAAATGGCGAAAGCATTATTATATACAATAGAATAATATGGCAACAAAACTTAAATTAGGAACAGATAATAATTGGGCTACAAAGGTAGATAAGTTGTTAGCTTACAATGATGAAAATGGCAACTTTAAACCTATTCAGTTTGATGCCGATAGGGCAAGCACAGCAACAAGGGTAAATAAAGCAGGTCTTATTGAAAACGTAGAACCCAACAGACCAAGAGTAGAGTTTGATGGTAACGATGGTTATTTGTTGTTAGAGCCTAGTAGGACTAATTTACTCACTTATTCAGAAGATTTTACTCAATGGGCAAACACAGGAAGTGAAACTACTGATACTGCCGATTCTGCAATATCGCTTGATGGTTCGTTAAATGCTACAAAACTTCAAGAAGCTAATAGTAATTTTGGCTATCACAGATTAAGCAAAACCATCACAGCTTCATCAGCAACAGATTATGCTTTAAGTATTTTTGTTAAAAAAGGAACACAAAAATATATACAGTTGTTACTACTTAGCACAAGCAATTCTTTTGCAGCAAGTAAGGTTTTTGATTTAGAAAATGGTACACTTGGCGAAACAATTATAAATGGCACAGCAACTCTTACTGATGCTAAAATAGAAGATTTTGGTAATGGGTGGTATAGATGTACAATTATAGCACAGTTATCAACTGCTCCAAACACATTTAGAGTAAATTTAGCTAATGCAGCCACAGGAAATACCAAGAGCTTAGGTATGGTGCAATATACAGGGGATGGTAATGGCAATATCTATATATGGGG